GAGAACGTAGGGCCGTCTCAATTCAACTTCTTTTGAAATTACTTTATTACGTTAATAGCAATTACTTACTACAGCACACACGCGACATATCAATTCAAAGAGCCAATGCCCAAACACACATGCAATAGCCTAGGCCAACGCGACGATAGCAGACCCTCAATAGAATAGAACGTCCATTCCATCGGCAGCACATCCATTCCATTTAACCACCCAGTTAACTATGCCCCCTATCTCCCCCCGTAAAAGCAAAGTGGGGTTTATTGGGATGTGCGTAGAGAGAAATAATCTCAATCATCCCATTATTATAAAAATAAAAACACTGAAGTATTCGCACGTGTATCCAGGTGTTAGTGAGAGGAGTTGTATTGGAGGAATGCTTTGAAAGTTGATGGGTCGGTCGGCACTCGTCTAGCTCGTGCCCCCTTTATGCTTGCTTACTGCGGTAGCTATACTCGCTAAATACTGCCGCTATACTTACGTTATTATATTCTATATTAATATTATATATCCACCATCCCCGCCCTCCATCCGAAGGATACTAGCGTATAGAGGATATGTCAATAAGATAATAATCCTAAAGAGGGTCACTTAAATACATATTGACAATACGCATTCATTATATATAATACCCTATTGTGTATCCCTTATAGGAGTTAGACGGATGCCCTCGTATTCTGGTTTATGGAATGGTGTGTACGGCGTTAACTATAGTGCTCTAGCTTCTAATGGTAACACCTTCGAGCAGAATAACCGACTTCGCAACACGCTTACGAAACTTCTCTCTCGTGATCGTGGTACGCGTAAGTTAATGTCGATCATGCGTGCATTGAATGGTGTTGCTGCTGGCGGTACTGCTACTGCTCAGTTCAAGACCGTTGCGAGTGATGTGCAGCGTGGTCAGCCGTTGGTTAATGGTGGTAAACGCACTATCGACACTAAGAATGACGTTAATCGTGTTACTACCTCTGCCGATCAGGCTTTGATTAACGTTATTTTCGATAAGACGTTTGCTCCTACTTCTTATCCTGTTGATCGTTCGCGTAACGGTGGCGGTAATAAGAGGAATGGCTTCTAATGTTTGCTGATCTTACCACACCTGAACAACAGCGTGTCGCACAGAACTACATGCCTCAAATGGGTGGTAGGTCGCCTGCTGACATTGGTACTATGATGCAGATGTTGATGAGTAATCCTGATCTCGCTGCACAAGCCATGACTATGTATAATGAACGATCCGGTAATAACTCTAATAGTGGTGGAGTTAATGCCGGATCGCGTATTGATGACATGATGAATGCAATGATGGCTCAGGATGGTGTACAGTCTGCACCTACTCCTGTTGCTCGTCCTAAAGATGTTGCAGTTAAGTCAAACAATCCTAATAACGTGATGCCTCCTACTAAACCTGTTGAACTTACGGGAGAGGATCGTGTTGCTAAAGCTGGCGGACCTGGATCACCTAGAGGAACTAATTCATCTGCACCCAATTCCACGGAGGTTGCGGAAAGTCCTGCTAATTCGTCTATGTCGTCTATTGTAGCTAACACTCTTGCTTCAATGGGAATTGGTGGTGCATTAGGATACGGTGCTTATAAGGCATTTAGTCCCGGTAAGCAGATGCCGAAACAAATTCCTGATGGCGGTGTAGACGTTCCTGAATTAGAGCAGCCTAAAACTCCTGTAGCTACAACTGCTCCTAAACAACTTCCTGCTCAAGCTGGTGGTGATGTTGTTCCTGTTAATCCGATGATGCAACGGTTTAATCAGGCTTTCATTGACGACATTCCTTATGCTGAATATACAGATGTTACTCCGAAAGCAGTTACTGAGACTAAGAAGCTAACTGGTCCTAAGGAAACTGATAATCGGAATAATGTTAAGAAGGCAGATGGTAAGACGATTGAAGCTGGAGACGAAACCGAAGATGCTGGCGTTCGTCGTACTCTGAATAAAGGTGCTACGACTGCTAAGGAAAAGATGAAGCCAAAGGTTCGTGTAAAGTGACTGTAATTACTCTTGCTGACGGTAGAAAGTTCGATACCGTTAAAAAGATAGCTATAGAGGACATTTCCCCTGATGCAGATGATGTGTCAGGGGATTTGCCTATTCCTGCTCCTAAAGGTAATCCTCGATTAGAAGATTTACCTGCGGCACCTAAAGTGATGAATGCTACCATCGCTGTTGCAGGATATAAAATACTTGGATTACCTAATCGTGATATTTGTGAAGCTCTCGGATGTTCTCTACAACAGTTAGACGACATTCTTAATGGAGAGATTTACAAGATCACACACGATAAGATGATTGAAAGCTTCGTTAACGGTCAACAGCAGTCAGCTAAAGATATTCTGGCTAACGGTGCTATCATGGCTGCTAAGGAAGTTATTAAGATCGCTAAGAATAGTAAGAACGAAGCTAACCGGCTTAAAGCTGCCGAGAGTGTCCTTAATAGGAATAACATTGTTGGTGAAGAAAGTAATGGTATGGGTGGTGGCCTTACTATTAAAATCATCAACGACAAGAAGTCTGATAGCATTACAATTTCAATGTGAGGTCATATGAAACTGATTGCCGTATCATTGATGTGTATTTTCATTGCTGCTTGTGCTACTTCTACGTATGATCCTACGTACAAAGCTGTTAACTACTGTGTCGTTCAGGGGAAATGCTAATGGCTACTGTTCGTGAACGTTCTGGATTTACTCCTGTAGATAAGAAGTATGCTCATCCTAACCGAACTAACGCTGGTACACCTATTGGTTCATTAACCCCACTTTATGCTAATGAACTTGTTTTAGATACAACTAATTCTCGTTACTTTAAAGGTGTTGGAACTACTAATAATGATTGGCTGCCGGTAGATAAGAATGAGTCGTTCTAATGCCTAAGACATACAACCTGCTCAAAGGCTCTATCCACGATAAGTTCTTTGAAAGCAGAGCTAAGATACAATTCTTTGGTGGCGGCTATGGTAACGGTAAAACGTCTGCCATGGTCGTCAAAGCTTTGTTAAAAGTCGCACATGATTATCCCGGTTGTAACATTCTAATGGCAAGGTCTACGTATCCTAAACTCAATGATACGATGCGTAAGACCTTCCTAGAATTTTGTCCTCCTGAATGGATTAAATCATTTCCACTCAGTAAGAACTCAGATAACACTTGCCAGCTTGTAAACGGTACGACTATCAATTTCCGTTACATTGCACAGCGTAAGTCTACTGAAGATGGTGGATCAACTTCTAACCTTCTGTCTGCTACTTATGATCTTATTGTAGTTGACCAGTTAGAAGACCCTGAGATTATTCACAAAGACTTTAAAGATTTAATGGGCCGTCTCCGTGGTAGCACTGTCTATCGTGGTGATGATCCTACAATGCCGCGTATTGGTCCTCAATGGATGTTCTTATCTTGTAACCCTACTCGCAACTGGGTTTATAAAGAAATCATTGAACCTTATAAGAAGTACGTCGATCACGGTATCATTACCGACAAGCTTCTATGTTATCGTAAAGACGGTAAGCCACAATTAAATCCAGACGGTTCGGTTCGTCTCATGATGGATTTGATTGAAGGCAGTACATACGAGAATGCTCATAACCTAGGTGGTGACTTCATTCAGGGTCTGGAAAGTACATATACCGGACAGATGAAGGATCGCTTCTTATTAGGTGAATGGGCTGCATACGAAGGACTTGTTTATCCTGCATTCAATTCGGCTACACATATCATCCCGCATCAAAGGCTCATGATGTATCTTCGTGAGTTAATTATGCGTGGCAGGTATCCTAAATGGATTGCAGGCTATGACTTCGGTATGTCTGTTCCATCTTGTTTCTTGTTGGCATTCACTGATGAACACGGTAATATTTTCGTATTAGATGGTTTTTATAAAGCGGAAGTTAATATCGAATGGCAAGCTCAACAGATGAGAGATTTGCTACATAGATACTCTGCTAACATTCAGTGGATTTTAGGTGATCCTGATATATTCCGTAGAAAGGCAGGCGATCACAAGACTGTTGGTAAATCTATCACTGATATGTTCTTCGATGCTGATAGAACACTGATGTTTACTCGTGGTAATAATGATATCGCTAATGGTATTGTTAAGGTAAGTAGTTACTTAGAAGTTAGAGACTATCATCAGCATCCTATCACTGGCGAACTTGGTGCACCATATTTGTATTTCAGCGATAGATTAGATTTCATTGAGAACGAGATTTCTTCTTATTACTGGAATACAGATAGCAGTGGTGATCGTGATGATAAGCCTACAGACCGTAACGATCACGCAATGGATACTCTGAAATACCTGTTGTCTTATGCACCGGAACCTGCTAGTATCGTCGGCAATAGAGAGCCTGTTACACCTAGCTATATGACTGAATGGCAAGAGATTGATCGGGCTGTTGCTTATAACGCTCATAGGCATTGAGGAACATCATGGCTAAGAAAGAAGATACTAAAGAGCTAGACCAGAAGCTCAATAAGCTAGTCAATGATGGTGAGGACGTTCCGCTTGAAGAAGTAGAGAACGAAAACGAACCAATGTATCGTATGATGGCAGAGGAGAAAATCCCTGTCTCTAAGAAGCTTGGTCCGTTGTGGAAGTCTCGTAAGCAGGCTGCGTATTCTAAGATTAAGACGAATGGCGAATTAAAGCGATGGGATGAAGCCTATCAGTATTACCGCAACGATCACCACTCTGAAAATGATCCACTGCATAAAGACGAAACCGATCGTGATACTGGTACCCGTCTAACTACACGCGGTAAGGAAACAGAGAACATCGTCTTCGCTAACACGTCTTCATTGGTTCCTGCTGTTTATGCTAAGAACCCTACGGTAGAAATTACTGCTGATAATGAAGAGTTTGATGAGTTCGTAAAGACTGGTGAAAAGCTGGTTAATGCTCTGTTTCGTATGAAGACTGCACCGGGTGTAAATCTTAAGCCTAAAGCTCGTCGTGCTGTAATTAACACCGTCCTTACTAATGAAGCATGGATGGAAGTTGGTTATATTCATAAGGAACAAACTAGCGACGAGGCTATTAAGGAATTAGACACAATCTCTCAGATACTCTTGAAAGCTAAGAAGCCAAAGGAGATTAAGGAGGCTGAGGGTAAGTTAGAAGCATTAGAAGCTAAGGTTGATCTGCTTAGTCCTAGTGCTCCGTTCGTTAAGTTCAAAGCTCCGTATGATGTACTAGTCGATACTGACGCAACGATGATGGATGAATGTCGTTGGATGATGTATCGTGACTATGTACCTACGGATTTGTTGCGTGCATTGTATGGTAAGAAGAAAGCAGAGAGTGACGAGTATGAGAGTGTGTTCCAGCCGTCGCATGTGATGAAGCTGGACGAAGATAACTTAAACGATGGTGATGATCTTAAGTCTTTCTCGTTCCTGAAAAGCAGCGAGGAAATGTCGTTTAAAGACTTCGGCTTTGATGATGAGCATTCATTTAAGCGTGCACAGCGTACAGAAGTTTGGTACGTTTGGGATAAGGTAACTCGTCGCGTCTATCTGTTTAATGCTTGTGATTGGAAGTGGCCGCTGTGGGTATGGGATGATCCGTATCAGTATCCTGACTTCTTCCCGCTCGTTCGCCTTAACTTCTATGATGATCCTGTGACTTTCTACGCTCGTTCTGAGACGATGATGTTCTTGGATCAGCAGGACGCCATTAACGCGATCAATAACGAAGTTGCTAAGGTACGTGCTTACATCATTGGTAAGGTTGTTTACAATAAGAACATTCTTAAGGATGAGGCTGCTGTAGACAACTTTATTGAAGGAACGACTAATAAGCGTGCACTCGGCATTGATGCTCCTCCTGAGACTGATCTTACAAAACTGTTCTCTCCATTTGTGCCACAGTCTGCACAGATGCTTAATACCGTGATCTTCGACAAGCAACGTTTGTTGGAGGCTATTGATCGTGTCTCGTCTGTTACAAGCGTTATGCGTGGTGTTGAATATAAGACTAACACAACCAACAAAGCCATTGAGAGCTATGAGAGCACTACGCAGACCCGTCTTGATGAGAAGATTGATGCTGTAGAGGAATTTATCGGAGAGATCGGAACTAAGCTTCTTCATGTGTGCTTGCGTCATATGACTAGGGAAACTGTTGCTGGTATCCTTGGTGAGAAAGATGCAGCAGTATGGGAACAGTTCCGAGACGCTTTCATCAATCAGGGTATTAAGTTTACTGCTACTGTTATCGGTGGTTCTACTCTTAAGCCTACTAGTGCAGTTAAGAAACAACAGGCTGTGCAGATTAGTCAGGCTCTTGGACAGTTTGCTTCTGCTGCTCCTGTTGCTATTCTCGTTGCACTTAAGGTTATGGAACGTGCATTCGATGAAGTAGTTATTCGAGATGAAGATTGGCAGAT